AAAATAAATTGTGAAGGTAATAATACATACGAAAAAGTCATGGATGCTTGTAAAAAAACAAAAGCATTCTTTGATTATAACAATGGATTTGAGGCTATTGTTATTGAACATACGGTATACATGAATAGTCCAAAGACGGCAGCAGACCTTGCCTTGGTTCAAGGAGCATTGCTTGGTGCTGCTGGATTGGTTGGAACAAAAATTATTGGAACTGTAGCCCCAATTACTTGGCAGAACTATATTAAAAATGGCAAGTTAACTAAGGATGAAAAGTTTGCACTAAGATCAAAAAATTTAGAAAAATCTGAATCTTGGCACAAAACTAATGAAAGAAACTTTAGAAAAGAAAGAACAATAAGATTTATAAACATGCAATTTGATAAAACTATTACTGATAACGATGTGGCAGATGCTTGCGGCATTGGATTTTATGCCATCAACAATTGGAATAAAACTATTGGAGTTGACAAATAATATTATGTCTGCTAAACTATATACAAGTAAAATTTGGCTTCGCAAGCGTTATATACTGGATAAAAAAACTCCAGAAGATATCGCTAAGGAGTGTGGGTGTACTGTAGAAACTGTTTATGTTTACCTTGCTAAATTTGGATTAAGGAAGTCTAAGAGATGACCGAGACGCAGCAAAAAATTATTGAGGTTTGTAAAGAAATACAAGACCTGCTTATAAATAAAAATATGTCATATGGGGATTCTGCGCTTAATCCAGTCCGAATATTTTCTAAAAGTGACCCAATTGAGCAACTTGCGGTAAGAATAGATGATAAACTATCTAGAGTATCAAAAGGTCATCACTTTGTTGGGGACAACGATATTGATGATTTAATTGGATACCTAGTACTATTAAAAGTTGCAAGGAGTTATAATGTCAACTGAGTCAGACTTAGTAGAACATTTAGATCAAGTAAATCAGGTTGTTACCGAATATTTAAAGGGTAACGATCCAACAATCATATCAAAAGAACTTGCTATACCAAGAACAAGGGTAGTTGGTTTAATCAATGAGTGGAAGGTTATGGCATCTGCTAATGATGCTATTCGTGCTCGTGCTAAAGAAGCACTGGTCGGCGCAGACACACATTACACAAAGTTAATCACTAAAGCCTATGAGGTCATGGACGAAGCATCCATGAACAATAATCTTAGTGCAAAAACTCAATCAATTAAACTTGTTATGGATATTGAAAAATCTAGAATTGAGATGTTACAAAAAGCAGGCCTTCTTGAAAATAAAGAACTTGCTGAAGAGATGGTTGAAATTGAACGAAAGCAGGATGTTCTTGTTGGCATTCTTAGAGATGTAGCATCAGAACATCCAGAAGTTCGTGATTTAATTATGAAAAGGTTATCCGATATTGCCAGAGAAGGCGAAGTGATGACAATTGTCCACGATGTTCAATGATTTTTTAGAGGTTCTCAAAGAAAATCAATTTAATGAAATACCCGTAGATGTAAAAACATTTGTTGAATCGTCTGACTATCTTGGGCAACCACCATTATCTTCAATTCAGTATGATATCGTTGAGGCAATGAGTCAAATCTATAAAAAAGAAGACTTGAAAGTTATGTATGGAAGTTCAGAGGGAGCAAGATATTATGAAAAGTATACAAAAAACGAAATTATTCTTCAGTTGGGTAAGGGTAGCGGCAAAGATTTTACCTCTACTGTTGCTTGTTGTTATATCGTATATAAGTTATTGTGTCTTAAAGATCCTGCCCGATATTTCGGAAAGCCATCAGGAGATGCCATAGATTTAATTAACATTGCAATCAATGCTCAACAAGCAAAGAATGTTTTTTTTAAAGGTTTTAAAACAAAAATAGAAAGATCTCCTTGGTTTGCAGGTAAATACAATGCCAAAGCAGATTCTGTAGAGTTTGATCATGCAATAACCGTTTATTCTGGGCACTCTGAGCGTGAATCCCATGAAGGTTTAAACCTTTTACTTGCAGTTCTTGACGAAATTTCTGGTTTTGTATCAGAGGTTGGCACTGGTAACGAACAGGGAAAGACTGCTGAAAATATTTATAAAGCATTTCGAGGTTCAATTGATTCTCGGTTTCCAGATCTTGGCAAGTTAGTTCTTCTATCTTTCCCACGATATCCTGGAGACTTTATTTCAAAACGGTATAACGATGTAATCCTTGAAAAAGAAACAATAGAAAAAACACATAAATTTATATTGAACGAAGAACTACCACATAATGAGCCAAGTAATCAATTTGACATTGCGTGGGAAGAAGATTATATTATCTCATATAAAATTCCAAGGGTATTGGCATTAAAAAAACCAACATGGGAAGTAAACCCTACCCGTAAAATAGAAGACTTTAAACTGGCATTCTACACTGATTTGCCAGATGCTATGATGCGTTTTGCTTGTATGCCAACCTATTCATCCGATGCCTTTTTTAAACAAAAAGAAAAATTAGAAAAATGTATGAACACAAGAAATCCATTAGACTCATTTAGAAGGTTTGATGAAACCTTTAAACCTGATGAAAATAAAACATATTACATTCATGCTGATTTAGCACAAAAGCACGATAAATGTGCGGTAGCAATAGCGCATGTTGATAAGTGGGTTAATGTTCAAGTAATTAAAGATTATGAACAAGTTGCCCCAATAGTAGTAGTCGATGCAGTTGCTTGGTGGGAACCAAAGGTAGAGGGTCCAGTAAATTTATCAGAGGTAAAACAATGGATTATGAATCTTAGGAGACAAGGTTTTAATATAGGAATGGTTTCATTTGATAGATGGCAGTCCTTTGATATTCAAAATGAACTTCAGGCTGTAGGCATAAGAACTGAAACTGTCTCTGTTGCTAAAAAACACTATGAAGATCTTGCAATGATGATTTATGAAGAGCGTGTTTCAATTCCAATGATCCCCTTGCTACTTGAAGAAATGTCAGAGTTAAAAATTATGAAAGGCAATAGAGTTGATCACCCCCGCAAAAAATCTAAAGATTTAGCAGATGCTGTTACTGGGGCGGTATTTGGAGCAATATCCCATACACCCAAAAACACTGATGTAGAGATAGAGATACATACTTGGTCAACTTCTGCTCGACTTGCAGAACAACGAGCAAGTATGGTAGAATTAGATAATCGGAAAATGCCAGAAGAAATTCGAGATTTTCTTGATAACTTTAATGTAATATAAACAAACTAACAAGGAGAAAAATGAATTCATTTAAAAAGATTGCTATTGCCGTGGCTGCAGCCCTGACAATGGGAACTTTTGTTGCCGTGCCGACTCATGCCGCTTTTGGCGGAGACACACTGACAATTGATGCAGTAACAGATACAGTATTGGCTGGAGAAACTGCAACCGCAGTAGTAACCCAAACCTTTATTGCAACTGCCGCTGGGGATTCTCTTTCTGTTACAGCAATTGCTGGGGATGCGGTTACTCTTAGCCCCCTTCCAGTTTTTGCAGTGGTAGAAACATCAAGTGCGGTAGTAACTGGTACAGGAACATCAAAAGTATATGCTGGATCAGATGCAGCAAATGTATTTGTACGAGCACAATATAACTTAAATCTTGTAGTAAACGCTAATGCGACTGCTGGAGTTTATAAGTTTTATATTTATCCAGGAACTGGTGCAGGAACTGGAACAGTAGGAGCAGCAACATTACTTTGGACAGTTACCGTAACTGCCCCAGATAAAAAAGCAAGTGCTACCTACTCAACATCATTTTTAAATACTGGAGAGACGGTGTCTGCAACAGCAGATGCAACAGTATTTGCACCAAAGGCTGTATCAACGGATGCAGCAGCAGTTATTGTGGTTACTCAAAAGACAGCAGCAAATCTTGCTGGTGCTGAGTCAATGACAGTAATTTTATCTGGTGCAGGCATGTTGGGACATGGAACAAACCATGCAACAATGTCGGCTACTGCTCGTGCTCTCGTAGTTCCTGCTGGAAGTTATGTTGGCGTATTCGCTGACGGAACTGCTGGTGTTGGAACGATTACAATTTTATCTGCATCTGGAGTAACTCTAGGCACAGAAAAAGTAACATTTTATGGAGACATTGCAGCAATTGTAACAACAGTTGATAAGGCTGTTCTGCCAATTGGTGCTAATGCAAATTCTGTAACGGCAATTGCCTATGACGCTTCTGGCGTGGTAGTTGGAAATGGCAGTCTATATGTATATTCAGATACAGTTTCAGTTGTAAGCGAGTCTGCAACTGCTGTAGCAATTACTGATGGATCTGCTAAATTCACATTAACTGGAGTTAAAAAGGGTTCTGCAGGTATCGTAGTTAAATCTGGTACTTCAGCAACTTCCATCTCATCAACAGTTAAAACTGTTCGTGTTGAGGGAACTCCCACATCAGTAAGCATTGCTTTCGATAAAAAGCAATACATCCCTGGTGAAATTGCAAAGATCACTGTTTCAATTGCTGATGAAGATGGAAAGGCGTTTTCTGCAAAGACATTCGCTAGCCTATTCGCAGCAGGAGGAATTACATCATCTTATTCGTTTGGTGCTGGTAGCGATAACATCGCAGTAACTTCGATCACAACCGATACAGCAACAACAAAGGTATTTACAGTCTATATGCCTTTAACTGAAGCAACAATTAAAATCAGTGCAACAGGTGGATCCTCACTTGCAACTGCTGGACAAGTTGTTGTAACAGATTCTGCAACAGTGTTTGACGCTAATGCACAAGCAACTCGCGCTTCAGTACAAGCATCCATTGATGCTTCTAAGGAAGCCCTAGAGGCAGCACTTGGAGCAACCGATGCAGCACAAGCCGCATCAGATGCCGCCAACGCAGCAACAGCAGCAGCAGAGGAAGCAACGATAGCAGCAACCGCAGCAAAAGATGCTGCAGATGCAGCAACAGCAGCAGTTGAAAAACTTGCAATCGATGTTGCTACTTTAATGGCTTCACTACAAAAGCAATTGGCAACTCTTGCTAAAGTAGTAGCAAAAATTGCAGTAAAAGTAAAAGCATAACTTAATTAAATTAGGGGGTTAGCCAAGCGCTAACCCTCTTTTTTATGCAATAAAATGATATAATAGACTTATCAGTCATACCCATCACTATGATTTGTAAGGAGAAATAATCAAAAAAACACTAATTAAATTTGGATTAGTGGGGTTTCTTTTAATTTCTTGGCTATTATTTTTTTCTATAGATCATGCTCATTCTGAAGAAAATGGTGCACAGGTCACGCTATCTTCTGCCCTAAATACTGCAACAACAGAGGTTATTCAGGCAGTGGTGGCATCTGATTCTGTAACTGTAGCAATTCAAGTCGCAGAATCGGCAGTTGTAGTATCAAATACTGCGGTATCTTTAGCGGTTGTAGCAGTAGAGTCAGCAGTTGTATCGGTTGCAGCAATACCAAATCTTTCTGCTGTAGTAGAAACAGCAACAATAATTATTCAAAATGTTACAGCAGCAGTAGAATCAGCAACTGTTGTAGTTCTTGCAACTCCAGAAACAAACACAGTAGTTCAAGCCCAAGCAGTTATTGATAGTGCCACGGTAGTGATTCAATCCGCAGCACAAGTAATAGTACAAAATGCTACATCTTATATGACAGAAACACCAACAACGGTAATACAGGTTGAGACTGCTACGGTGATCGCTGTGCAAAATGTAGCAATAGCAACTGCCAGGGTTGAAACTGCAACTGCCTTAATTTCAATAGCAGTATCTACAATTGAAACAGCCACTGTGCTTTTGGCGGCAGTAGAGACAGCAACAGTCAATGCTCAGACCCAGTTAACTCAAGCAAACATAGCAATCAATAATGCCCAAGATGCAGTAAATGCTTTGGCGGCAACCATTGGAACAACAACAAATGTTTTAGCAAATACAGACGATGCTGGAATTCGTATGAACCTCCCATTTAATTTACAATTAGGCGGAGTTACTTATTCAAACGTATACGTAGGATCTAACGCAACAATAACCTTTGGTGTTAACGAGGGACAAAACTACTCTTCTACACCTACCGCTCCTTCTATTTCTATAGCAGGGTATGACTGGACTACATGGAGTAATGGCTCTGGCATTACTTATTCAACAACAACCAATACCCTGTCAATTGCATGGGATGTTCGCGTTTACCCATTGACAACAGCCGAAACGCAGATGACACAGATTAGATTCAACGCGGATGTAAATCCTGCAAATGGTGCTTGGGCAGCAGGCGTTAATGTTACTGGCCCAATACCAGGTGGAGCCAGATTTAATTATAGAGAAACCACTAATGGAACAGTTGTTTTAATTGTAGATACTGATACCAGTACAGCCTTTTCTGGAAGTATAAATCAAGGTGCTTCTTTTACTCCAATACAAGATTCAAGCACAGCAGTAATTC